CTTTATATATTGTTCGCCTAGCAATCCCATGTCTATAAACGTAATTAACCCAGTCATGTTCCTCGGCTTTATACCTGAAATCATCAATAAAGTCATAGATTTTCACTACATCCTTCGATTCATGCTTCCTTAACCCCCTACCTATACTTTGTCTAATGATCACTTCTGATTTAAAACTTTCAGTAAAGAATATGTTATGTATGTTTTTGATAGATATACCAGTAGAGAAAGTTCCATAAGATGCTACAATAATAACATCATCGTTTTTTTCCATCCTAGCCTTAAACTCTTCCCTTATATCTACATTAACCGAACCGTCTACATAGTAAACTTTTTTGTCAGTTATTTGTCTTAACTTTTGATATATCTTTTCACCGTATGCAATTTTATGAAATAGTACTAATGAATTTGAAGTTGACTTTTTAATTACTTGACAAACAAAATCTAATCTCTTTTCACTTTGATTAATAAAGTTTTGCTCTAGGCCAAATAATTTCTGCCTATCTTGTGGATTCTTCGAAAGAAATGAGAACGATTCTTTTTGAGCATCTGTTGCATAGTCCATGTGTAGCTGCATAACTTTACATAATGCTATAAATCCTTGTTGTTGTAATTGACTAGCTTTTACTTGAGTAACCAAAGGTCCCATAGCTGACATTAAACTTAATCTATTAACAGTTCCCTTTTTAGGAATGGTTCCACTTAAACCGAATCTAAAATCACAGTGCCAACATTTATCCATTATCTTTTGGATAGAGTTAGCTTTTGCTTTGTGAGTTTCATCTACAAATACCGCATCAAATTGACTAAAGTATTCCTCGTCTTTTTTAACTAGTGATTGATAAGTTCCAATTACTAAATTTGAACTTTTTCTAATTTCTGCACCTGCATATATCTGTTGGGTTTTTAGTGGAACTCCGCATTTGTTATATTCGTCAAAATCACCAGTAGCCTGTAACACTAAATTTACATTAGGAACAATCATTAAGATTTTTTTCTTATCTAACTTATCCATCATATATGCAACTACCATAAAGGATATTAAAGTTTTACCAGCCGATGTTGCAAGCTCAGCTAAACACCTTCTATATTTTAATATTTTAAATGCAGCATCTATTTGATATTCTCTAGGTTTGAAATCAGGATGTTTTGCAAAGATATCAGTTACCCATAATCTAAAAGCATCCTCGCTAATTTCAGTATCAAAGATATCAGTAATACCATTTAATGAACATTGAAAATCATAATCTTTACAGATATCTAAGATCTCTTTCCATAAACCAGCAGGTATTTTATTTCTTTTTACGAATGATACATTACCATCCCATACTTTCTTTTTAACTAAAGGATGAAACCTCCACCCTTCAATTTTTTTAGTCAAACTGCTTTTCAACTGTTCGTACTCTAATTCAGTACAGGCATCAATGACTAAAAACTTTTTATTTTCTGATAGGGATAGTTCCATTAATTAATATTCTTTATCGTCTAAACTAATTCTATTACGAATAGCGAAGGCTAGATTATCACAAGTCTTTATACATTCTTGATAATAGTCCATGTGAGATTGTAACATTTCCATTTGAGTTCTTAAATGACTCAAGTCAGCTTTAATGAAAGCAGTTTTTTCTCCACTTGTTAATTTAACATCATAGTCAATTGAATATTCCCTATACTTAATTTTATAGTATCGGTCGTATGCAGCTTGCCTTTTGTGTTTAGTTGTTTTGAAATCTGTAATTTTATCTAGCAAGATTTGTCTATAAGATAACATAAGTACTTGGCATTCTGACAAGTTGCTCATTTCTTTTAACAAACCAACTAGGTTAGTTATTTTTTCTTTCCAATTAGCTCGGTCAGTAGCTAATCTAGTGGCTAGCACCTCATTAGCCTCACCTGTTGATGTATCATTGTACTCCATTAGAATATACCTTTATCATTATTAATCTTCTTGTACCCCTTTACTTTAGGCTGAAACCTCTTTTTAGGTTCAGGTATGGAGAAATTAGTTTTAACTTCTCCTAATACTGATTTACTAAATTTAGAAAATAATCTAAGGTTTTTGCTACCTTCTTCTAAATCTTTATAAAAATCATCTATTTCTTCACTCACGAAATTATTATATTTTTGCATACTCATTATATAAAAATAATATCTAATGAGTTATTTGTAAAATATTTATCCAGGTCTCCTAAGCAGCCTGTTCGATTAGCAAATTCATATTTTACTAGATCATTTAAATCTTTTACTTTTCTTTTTGGGATATCAAAGTCTTTTAAGAACTTCTCCCACATAAATACAGTTTGCCCACCTTTTAATTTTTCAATCATTCGGGTTTTACCTTCCATATCATTATCAAAGAAATATCTTGCTGTAGGTATTTCATTAAATTCAATTATCTGTTTCTTAACTCCAGTTAAACCTATAGAGTTGTTCATAAACATTGCATCGATTGGACCTTCAAATATAGAAAAATCTCTAGCCATATCTACATTTAAAATACCAAATAACATTGATATTTTATTTAGGTTATCTAATTCTTCTTCATCTACATTTAGTGGTTTATTTAATCTATCGTGTATTCTTTCGATATTCCAAGTCTTGTACTTAGGACCAACATATTCGCTACCTAATGCTCTTGTTTGAAAACCTATAATATTACCGGTAGGTGTTAAATTAAAAACATACAATTCTCTGCGTCGTGGATCAAATGCAAACCTTTCAGTTTTATGATGGAGCAACCTGCTCTTTAAATAAGGATATGCTTGGTAAGTTAAACTATTAATTGGATATACATTAAATCCCATTGCTATTTCATCAAAAGTTAATGCTATTGATTTAACTTTATCAAAAAGATGGAAATCTAAACTTTCCCCTAATGAGAAATGTTTTCGGTTTTCCTTTATATAGTTTATTACATCAATCCTGTCGTCGCCTTCAAAGTTTTCATGATGATCGGCTAAGAAAACATCTAGGGAAGAATGAGCAGAGCAGTTATAACAGTGGAAGTATAAATCATTCCAATATAAGTTGCCTCGTTTTTTCCTAGGTGTTGTGGTTGAATCTCCACAATATGGACATGCCATATTTAATCTACCTTTGCTTTCTAAAATTCTTCTTTTCTCCGGATGGGAGTGGTTATTATGAAGAACTCGGACCACCTTATCAATGATCCGAGCTTTCATTTCAGAAGATATTATTACTTCTTCTGCCATAGTTATTAAAGATCTAACCCATTAATGAATTCATCAAAATCTTCTTTTTTCTCAGTACCACCAGATGATGGTGCTGTTTGAGTTTCAGATTCAGTTGTTACTTTAACTGCAGCGGCTTCAGTTACTTTCGTATTAACCGGTGCTGGTTTTGATCTTGTGATGTTTTGGATTGAATCACCAGGAGAATGGAATTGAGATAATACTCCCATTACCTTTCCTCTAACAGAATCATCCCATGCTTTATACCCCCAAGCATTTAAATCTGGTGCAGTTCCTAACAATTCTAAAATTGCTTTACGGCTTGCATCATCATTAGCAACCGGTTCACCACCAATTGTCATCGGAGATTTATTTCCATGAAATTTACTTGAGTCATAATTTGGAAAACCACCTTTCTTAGAAATTACTAATTCAAAGTTCTTTCCTTCGAATGGATCAAACACTTGAGTTGGTTCGTCAAATTGTGGATTCAGTTCTTCATCAATTTTAGTTTTGATTTTGTAACCGAATTTCATAATTTTAACTTGTCCTTCCAAGTCTCTGTTTTGTGGATCCTTTACGATTTGTACCAATGCATAGAATACTTCTCTACGCTTTAAACCTTCTGACATCTTTTTATCTACTGCAGATTCAGAGTTTCTTAGTTTGAAGAACATATCCTGTACTGGACATTTTTCTCCAACCGTTGAAGGGGAATCAGCATAAAAGCCGTTTCCTTCTCTGTCTTCTAGCCAGTAGACATACTTACGTTCGAATGGTTTTCTTGGGTTTTTTGCATTAGGTAGAAACCTAATTAAAGATCGGTAGATACCGTCTTGTCCTTGATCTGGTTTAGGTGTGTATAAATCACTTCCTCCTGTGGAAGGTCTTTCACCAGTGTCTAAATCTTTTACACTTACGTTAAAAATGTCGAATTCATTTGCCATGTTAATTGCCTTTTTTGTTTTTATTATTAATTGTTTATAATTGATAACAAAACTCTGTGCCTAAACTACTTATTTAATTGCCTATTTACTTTGCCTTGTTATCGCCTGTTTAAAAGTAACCATTTAATTATTGATTCCTTTGTTTATTATATATTCACTAAGTCAGTTTGTTTCAGACTATTTGAATCTTTTTATCTATTATTGCAGTTATATCTTGCTCGCGTAAACTAAATACAGTTTTGCCATCGTATTTAAATTCAGTACCTGCTAAATCATGAAAAAGAACCTTTATCCCAATTTGATATTCTTTATCTTCTACACCATCACCTACACCAATGATTGTTCCTGAGTATGGAGGAGCATACATGCCGTCTTGTTTTATTAGAATTATACTACCTTTATGGTCTGGTTGTTGGTCTTTATCTATAAAAATTCTATTCCCTAGAGGTTTTAACATATTATTTTAAATTTAATTAGAGTAAAGCTGAAACAAACTCCACTAGTTGCAATATAATTTTTAACTATTGAATTGAAGAATAGTATCTAGTTGCCAGCCTTTATTGTTTTATTTGCTTTTAATGCTTTAAGTATAAAATATGAATCAATGATATCGTCTATAGGTTTTGGTATTTTAATGCTAAAGTCTTTACCTTGAGTCCATTTCCAAAGTTTAGTTGATCTTAAGTTCTTATCATTAAGGACATCATCTTGGAATGCTTTAGCCATATAATGTTTGTTTGCATTTCCTTTACCTGCTAATTTCTTTACATGAGATGGTTGAAACACAGATAGATTCTCTATAGAGTACTTATCTATTAGTTCCTTTCTTAAAAATGTATTGTATTGGATAATGTCTATAAATGAATTCCCTTTGGATCCATATGAGAAACCTTCTAGTGCAACTGATACTTCATCACCTTCGAATAGTGTAGAAAAAATGTTAACCATTAATGAGCTAATATTACCGGCATCTTCTAATTTCTGTCGCTCCCTAGGTAAAAACTCTTTGCTTGTTACATCTCTATGATATGGAAATCCTAGCATTGCAGAATCATCCATTAGTTCTTTGTGTACACTAAACGATTTTGGTATCTTTCTGCCTTCTTCATCCCATATACGATTCCCGTAATTAAAAAAAGTTATGAAGTGGTATTTCCCATCGGCAGTTTCAACACATACACCTGGGCTATTGAGCGAAAAGTCAATTCCTATATTAATCATATTGTTTATATTCTCTTACCAAGAACTGCACCTAGCGCAGCACCGACAAGACGTGAAGTCATTAAATCATATAAAGCACCCTTTTGAATACCTAGGACTTTAGCAATTGCTTTACCTATAGTTTTACCTAATGCAAAACCAGTAAGACCACCAAATATACTTCCTAAGATACCTTCATTTATAATTTCATCTACAACAGTTTCTAAATCTTTACCATTTTTATGTTCTTCCATAATCCTATCAACTGCAATATCAATAGCAGCATCCTGCTCTTCTGTTAAAGTATGTGATTCGTTTAGTAGTTTTTGGATATCAACACTATCATCGTGTGATTCTGTTAAATAGTCTTTAAAGGTTTTCATGTTGAGTTCTTTATTTGTTTATATATTAGGTGACATTGACTACGACATCTAAGATGTTATAAGTAAATTCCATATCAAAAGTTTGAAATTCAACAGTGTTACTTGAGAAGTTTAAATCTAATGCACCTATATTTTTTATAAACATATCTTTTAATTGCACAGTTACAAATACATTTCCTTCTGCATCTAACATTTGTACACCAACGCCTTCCGGTAAATACGGATGTTTACCACTTAGCTTATAGTAATAATCAAACATTTCAATAGCCATCCAATAATTAACATAACCATCAAATGCTTGCATTGTAACAGTTAGTGATTTATCAAATAATTGCTGTGTAGGTATGCTTGATCTAAATGATCGTGTATTACCAGGATAGTCTGTCTGGTCTACAGGATCAAAAGAAGGCCCAGGTAAATTAATAGACTGTATTCCATAGTTCCAATAATCAATAGGATCTTTAATCAGTCCTCCTGGTATTCTTGTCAAGAATGGTTTATATTTCTTTGCAATTTCCTTTGGTATAAAATTCCTAGGGAAATCGAACTTGAATTGGTTATTTCTAGCGCTTAATATCATATAGAGTATTTCTGTAAATTTTTAGCAGCTACTTCAAAAAATTCTTTTTTATTTTCTCTAAATGAACCAGCAGCTCGCAATGCATTAAGTTGTTGTCTAGCCAAAAGCTGTTTACGACCTAGGGCAGTGGCTGCTTTAGCCTTTCTGTTAATTTCAGTAATCCTAGTAGATTCTATATTAGCAGCTAGGACTGCTATTTCATCGACCATTTCATCATTACTAGCCTGTAGGGTTTGTATAGCTAATTCATCTTGCCCTGCTGATACTACTAATGCATCATTCTCAGCACTAAGTGCAGTATTAACATCTTTGAGCTTTGCAAGTTCAATACTATATTCTAATCGCTGCTCTTCTATCTGTGATGTTAATGTTATCCTACTAGCATCATCAAAAGCTAACCACGTACCTTGATATAAAATTGATTCATCTGAAATAGAATCATCCTCAGTACTAACCATCTTAGTTGAAATATAAAAGTTGTTATTATTTAATGCTAAAATCTTTTTACTATCAGATTTTGTAATTCTAAACAATACTTCACCCTGTGATAAATCAGCTTCTTCAACTTGTGTATGATTTTTTACAACAATCTCATCAGTTGTACCAATAAAGTTTATGTAAATATTACCTACATTGCTTAGATCAATTGGTGTATCTTCGCTGTCTATTTCATCAAAGACTGTAAATAAGAAGTAATCATCAAATGGTGATATTCTAATTGTACCATCACCCTGTGGCAAAGCTTCTTCATTAACAGATAAGTTAACAAATCTTTGGAAATATTCCTTCTGTGTTTTTGTTACAGATATATTAGTTTGTATTGCTGTCATTGGATTCTGTTATTGTTTGTACTTTAACTGGAGATATTGCAGCTTTCACTTTTAACCTATCTCTAAATGTAGTTACATATTTTGTTTTTACTACTAGTTTTTCTGTGATTTGCTCAGAAGTATTAGCACTAGTATCAGCAGGTGTAGATGTACCTATTACTAATTGCTTGCCTGTATCATTATTAATTTGATTATAAACATTAGCAACCGTTGGAACTACTCCCAAGTTAATCTGTAACATTTGTCTACCATATTTCTGAGTTTCAAATGATGTCAAACTTGCATTTTTAATTATCTGTGTAGCATCTGCTTTGTTATATAATCTTAGTATATAGTTGATATTAAAAGAAACTGCAGTGTTTGCATTTTTTATAATCGGCCTAAATAGTATAGGTTCATCGAAGTCTGGCCCTTTTTGTGTAAACACTTGAAAACTAGTTTGTGAAAATACTGTGCCAATTTGCTCAGTGACGCTAACCTCATGAAATATTACATAATTACCACCTGATGAATTCAGCTGTGCAATTAAGTTTTCCATACTAGATCCAGCAACCTGCCCTGATAATTCAAAATAATCTCCATTCGTCGACTGAATTACTTGTGCATACAGATTATCATAAATATCCCTGTTTAAAATAGATGCAGAATTAATTTCTTGCATTTCATAGAAGCTATATGAGTTCTCTACTATTGTCTGATAAATCCCAGTAGCTCTTAATGTGATTGGTGGTGTTCCTAAGAATCCTTGTCCTTCAGTTATCTTATAAGCTAAACCGTTTGGATCAGTTGTAGTAAAAAGATTATTCATATAGAACAGCGATGGAACTCTCCATTCAATATAAGTAGCATATAACTTATCTGCTAATAATAAAGGTTCAGGATTAAATGTTGGTGTATCAGTTTTAAGAAAGTTAATAGATGCAAGATTCAACATAACACCATCTCTCCTAGGTGCTAGTGTTTCAAATACAATACCATCAAATCCAGTAAAACTAAATCCTGCTACGAAATGTACTCTAACTTTATCATAAGCTACATTTAAATTCGGGCTAAATGTTTGTAAAAGACTTGCACTATCAGTTAACGCTGGACTATAATCATTGTATGGAATTCCTACACTTGTGTCTAATGAAACATACTGTGTTTTATTTACATTATTAGAAACGGCAGAGCCATCTCTATCATTTCCCATAGTAGGATTGACCGTATCAGTATTAAAGAAATAAGTTCCTTTAGTATTAGCATCTCTCATGAGCTCAATCGGATACGTAGCTGTATCGAAAGTAGTAGGTACAGACTGGCTAGTATAGACGTACTCTATAAGTATTTGATCCGATATTTGTATAAACCTTGATGATTCCATTATATTCTATTTATTTACCATTGTAAAAGCTTTGGATTCCATGAAATACCAATTCCCAGGTATGGTGTAAGATTACCCGTGCTTGTTATTCCCATCCCAAAATTTAAACCAAACCCAAACGGTTTTCTGTTTTGCATCTGTAAGTTTCTAAACTCTTTACTTTTTCTATCAATCATTATTCCTTGTGTGCTATTAAATGTGGTTCCTGGATAGTCAGACTTTAATTTAATAAATATTTCTTTAGTTTTCATATCCTGTGATAATGTTGCATCTAACCAAATATTTTGTCTAAGGCCGATTGAAGCAGTACCAAAAATTAAACTGTCTGTTATGCTATATGGTAAATCTACTTTTATTGATCTTGAACTTTT